AGATTATGTAACGCATTAAACTGATCCTCTGTGGCTCGTTTATCCATTATGTAAATACTTTTTTATTTGTAAATAACTGCTGTTCAATAAAATCTACAGCCTTATCATCAACAACATTATCAGTAGTTGACACTAGCTTGCGTAGAATATCAATAAGTAGTTTTTTTACAGAGTCGGAAGTAGCAAAAGCCATTAGTATTGGCTTAATTAGTAGAATCATTTTTTTGTAAGTAAGCGGAAATTGGTATGACATCATTACAAAGATCTTTAAACCTAGAATCAGGTTTAATCATAAAACCTCTTTGCATGAATCGTGTACAGTTATCAATACGAACTAATTCGTAATCAAGTCTTAATTTTTGAAGTTGCTTATCAGCAATTGCTTTACATATTTCTACGGAACGACCATCTAAGGGAACCATAAAAGATAATTGTACTCCCCAGTTTTGTGTCATGCTATATGACTCTGGATCATACGGTCTACCTTCAGTCCCTAGATAATAAGGAGAAAGGCTCATAACGCTTCCGTTACAAACCACTCCTCCTCCGTATTGTTGCCGTGAAACCCCAGAATTATTCTGGAATTGCACAGCTTGATTAGTAACATTTCCCGTTGCAGCAGCTGATGTCTGGGGATTTAGTACTGTATTACCTTCCCCTACTTCTGCTTTAACTGGTACTCCTATTGTGAGAAGACCGATAAGGAAGTAGTAACCGAAGTGGTATCTATTGTCCTGTCTATGTCTGTTACTTCTATAATACCTGCGGCTCTGTTGACTATCTCTAACTGGAAGTTTGCTCCAGGCGTAGTGATGTCGAAAGTAGTTGCGGCAGCGTTTATATGCCCTGATGGGGTTATATTGTGACCAGTCCAACTGGAGTAATCTCCTCCATATACGGTAGTTTGTATTGTCTCTACTATATTTTGAGTAGAGTTGGTAGTACTATTCATACTACCTTGTGTGAATGCGGGGGTGACGGTGTTGGCTCTAACAGCAGATGGAACTAAAAGCAGTAAAAGTAGTAAATACTTTTTCATTGTTTAGGTTTATCTTTGTTGATCATTGGACAGTTTACGGGGCCGTTTTTACCTTTATTATTATTACCAGTGGTCAAGCCAAATGTGGCAAGTGCTCCCGTGAACACACTGGCAACGAAAGTGATATCTGAGTTACCTGATTTTTTAACCATAGGTAGCTCAACATAATTCATTGTTATGATCAGATAAAGCCCGACCAAACCACTACCCCAAGACGTACAAAAGTTCCAAGAATCTGTATTTGTTGTTCTTGATCCTCTGCTGCATCTTTAAGTTTATGTAGTAGACTCGGTTTCGGGCTTTTCGTCTCCTCCTTTGTTTCCATTAAATTTTTTCTGGATGCGTTTTGCAATCTGCATAATAATAGGTTTCATTACTTTTACAGTTTGCTTAAATAATGAAGTTACCGTAAGAGTAGCTATAACCGATACTGATGCTGTAGTTCCAGCAGTTACTAATATTTCTTCTTTAGGAACTGGGAAGGTGATGTCAGTAAATGGTATCTCTACTCTTCTTACTTCAGCTGCCTGTGGTTTAGGTTTAGGCTTACCTTCTTGTTTTCTTTGAACCTCCTGTTCTATTAGTGCCTCTAATTCCTCTGTAGGTACACCCACAGGAGGAGCTAGCACAGCTGGAGCTACTACAATTGTAGGAAAAGTAGGTAACTCCGCTGTAGGTTGCTCTATAGTAGGTGCTGGTAAATCCAAACCATTTGGTATACCTAATGAATCAGGAAGGGTAATAGAAGGGAGAATCGATTCATCTCCCATATACTTTTATTCTACTACCTTCCATCCGTACTCAGGGGATCGACCAAGTGTATCAAATACAGGGGCTGTATATTTATAAGTTTTACCGTCATCTAATGGATGATTGTTCTTCCATTCTCCATCATAAATATATTTCCAAGCGACCCATTCAGTAGGCTCAGGTACATCTTTAATAAGAGTACTATTTGAAGTATTCATAGTACATATATGGTATTCATTTGCTGTACCAGAATCAATGTATATACGGTCACTATCTATATCTACAGTTGTAGAATCGGAAAATAAACGTACTGATTCCTTACCTTCATTAAAAATTAGTGTTTGCATTAGTTTATTTTAATAATAAAGTACTAGAACTAAGAGCTACTCCAGCAGTAATGTTTGTGTAATAAGTATCAGCTAGAGATACAGTTCCATCACCACTGACATAATACTTACTACCTGTAGTTAAGCCAGATAAACCGTCTACGACAGTACCAGGAAGCTGAATAGTTGCAGTCTGACCGTTACTAAAAGTACCGTCTGAGAATCCTACATAATTATCATTACTAATAGAAGTTGACGTACCTTGTCTTGAAATAGCTTTTGTAGTAGTGGAAGTTTCTGGATATAACACAAGCCATCTACTTGAATCTATTGAAGTAATCAGATGGCATTTTTGAGCGCTTGTGGTTAAAGTTGTGGAGTATTCATAAGTGCTGCCTCTAGTTACAGTTGTACCGCTAATAGTTGGATCTTTAAATTTTAGTTTTCCACTGCTACCCCACATAACAGTAAACTCTTCGCTGGTACTATTCCAAACTAGCCAAGGTGTATTATTATTTTGCCATATCGTTGATTCATTGCTGTCGCTTGAGTCAGTAACAGTTATTGTTGTACCTAGCGTCCACGTAGTACCTGAGCTAGTTGCTGCTCTTAGATATTGTCGGCTGTTTGAATCTGCCCAACCAAATAGGTATTTTTGATTAGCTGAGTCATACGCAATTTGCCCGTTGCCGTAGTAAAACCCACTGGTCTGGAACCCAGAAACATCAATAGGATCATTATTTGCTCCAGTGCTGCTACCACTTGGCAGAAATTGTTGAACGTAAAAATAGTAATTATTAGCGTGATACATCACACAATATTTATTAGTATCTTTATTCCAGCAACCCGCCATTTTGAAGTTTTCGTTACCAGAAATACTTTGACTGCTTCCGTTAACATGTGACGGTGCAGTGTTTACATTACCTGTATTACATGACCAAGTAAACCATCTAAGTTGTGCATACATGTTGTAGAAGAAGGCGAATTTACCGTACGTTTCCGCATAGATAAGTTTGCCATTCCATGAATCATGCCCACTACCTATCGGGTAATTTCTACCCGTACCAAAGGTGGGTGTTAAACCAGAAATAGTAAATTGTATTCCAAAAACACCTGACGCATAACTTTGGTAAATCCCTATGTTATTGTCTTTATCCCAAGCAACCTGATTCATAGAGTTTGACCAAGTTTGAGGAACTACAGGAGTACCCCATGTAATAGTACCATTAGCAGCTACTTGTCCAACAATGGCTTTTGCCGAAGTAGCGGATGAATCGTAGTAACAGAATAAGAATTTATTATCTTCGACATAACAAGATCCATTGTAGTAAGCAGTTCCAACAGGAGTCGTTACATTTCCCCAAGAAGGAGCAGCCAATGCAGCTACCTCAACCGTACCATTGGTGTTGATTTTTACAGCTTGACCATTTGGCAAAGTACCACTAGCTGTTGCTGTGATTGTTCCACCAGAAGCAGGTAGGTTGGTTAGGTTTGAACCATCAATTGCTGGAAATGTTCCACCAGCTTGTAGATTACCTGCAGTAATATTACCCCAAGTGTTATCACCTCTTAAGAAACTATTATTGTTTGTTATACCAGATCCAAGTCTTGCAACATTAACAGTTCCAGTGGTCATAGAACCAGCGTTTAGATGAGTTAAGTTTGAGCCAGCACCGTAAAATTGATTAGCATGGACATTTACACCACTCAACGCTTGACCAGACCCTACGTTACCACCGTGAAGAAATGTATATGGCATTCTTGCGTTTGCAAGCGTCCCAGAAGACGCATTAACAGCAGCTAACGCTTGATCTGCGGTTATAGCACCTGAATTACTATTAAAACTTGTTACTCCACCTGTAGGACTTTGTAAGTAAGTGAAATCTGACATACTGTTAGAAGTTCCACTATTCCTAATATATGTCTTACTTTCATCGGTTCTAATAACTACATCACCCTCTTGTGTCGTTAATGCTAACTGAGCACTTTGACTATTAGCAGTTTGCACTGTTGTAATAGCAAGAGCGTTTTCCCACTCTAAAGTTGTAGGTGTTGAAGCACCAGCTTTTAAGTATTGATTAGCAGTAGGAGCAGCTGCGGGTAATGTTAAGACAACATTACTTGGTACCGTAGCGGGAGCAGTTAAACTAATTGAATGTGAATCATCATCATCTGTTAACTGTAAGTTATCAGTAACAACAATACTACCAGATACAGTTGGGTTACTTGCAGATAACACATTTACCCAACTTAAATTACCCGATCCATCTGTTTTTAAAACATAACCTGCTGTTCCATCAGCTGTAGGCCAACTCAGACCATCAATAACAACTTTACCAGACCCATTAGGAGCAATAGGTATATTACCATTACTAGCTGAAACAATAGAATTCCCATTTATATCTAAATTACTTCCAAGTTTCACAACTCCAGACCCATTAGGATCTAATGTGATATCTGCGTTACTTGCTGTAGTAATATTACCAGTATTAAACGTAACATTACCTGAAGCACCTAAAGTACCAACAGTTGTGTTACCAGCACCTAAAGTACCAACAGTTGTGTTACCAGCACCTAACGTACCTGTAGTACTTAGATTTTCATCCCCAAAGCTTATTGCCCCAGTACTATCAGTTATAGTTGCTGCATTAATAGTTGTAGTATCAACTACTAAAGAACCACCAGTAACAGAACCAGTTGTACTTAGATTTTCGTTACCAAAACTAATTGCTCCACTACTATCTGTAATAGAACCATTAGCAAGAGTTAAGTTACCAATAGTTGAACCAGTTGAAGCACTTACTGTCCCTGATATACTTAAATTACTTCCAATAGTAACTGTACCAGACCCAGCTGGATCAATAGTTATATTGTCATTATTGTTAGTTGTGACAGGGCCAGTTAAAGTAATACCCTTAGATTCTACCTTACCAGATCTTTGATCAATAACAAACGTATCACCAACCTTAAATTTACCAACATGGTTAGTACTTGATTGCCAAACCTTACCCATATTTCTATTGACAACTTCATTAGCCTCAATAGGTACTCCTCCATTCTCAGGAGCAGCACGATAATCGGTTCCAGCACCAGTATACTCAAATGTATGACCACCAGTACTAATATATGACCGTTGATAGAAGTTAACAGTAGCACCATCCGTAATAGCGTTGGTTAAACCATCGTT